TATTAAGTTTTTTATTAGCATTATACCCCAAAATATACATGTTTATTGCAAATGGATTGTTTAATTCATTTACATTTGATTTTTTTTGAGAAAGATATTTTACTAATTCTTTTTGTATATCCTCTCTTGATAATCCTTTCAGAGATTCAATTAAATTAGTAAATTCTTGTAAATTTTTTGGATTTGATAATATACTGCCTGGTGAATTATTATCTAACTCTCCATCTGCTGAAACATATACCTTTGCAATACTACCATATCTTTCTGGCATACTTAATGCTCTTACTGTATAATCTTGTTTTGTTACTGCACGATTTTGAGAACCAAATGTTGCTATAGCGTTTTGTCTTATTTCTTCAATTGATTCTTCTCCTCTACCACCTGTTGCTGGTTCAAGGTTTTCAACTGCAATTGAACCTTTATTTGTTTCGTATAAAGCTGCTTCGGCTGTTGATAAACTTAAAAGGTCTTCTTCAAATTCAATTTTATTTATAAGAGTTAAATCTTCTGAATTAATATTAGCCTCTATACCTCCACCTACTAAATATTTTATTTTTAACGTTTTTCCAAATGGTGAAATACCAAAAGTATTCGTTTTTAAAAAATTTGAAGGGTCAATATTTTCATTTGTTCTTTTAATTGAATTGGCCAATCCCAATCCAACATTTTTGGTATTTGGTAAAATAATTTCATCTTCAAATCCAATTGAATTATTACCACTACCAAATTGTAAATCTATTGTACTATCCGAATTTATTCTTAGTGAAAATCTTCTAGGTACTTTTTTTAATTCTAAAATATATGGTACTGTTGTAGAATATGATGATAAAGATGAATTATATTCCGTATTTGCTTTTTCTGTAAATACACTTTCTTGTGCCAAATAAGGAACTTCATTCCAACTATTTCCCTGTGCATCTATTACTGAAACTATCGAAATAATATTTGTATCTGGTAAAGTTATTGTTGGATATTCTGTGTTATCTGTAACATCAACTTGGGTTTCTTTTTCTTTTGCAGAAATAGCTTTAACTTTTTTAGTTATTAAAAAAAGATTTGGAGCTCCTGTCTCTGTATCTCTTCCAATAACATCTATTTCTCTATCGGTTGGATTAGAAAAATCAACTGTATCGATTGTTCGAAATATTACGTTTGAATTACTTTTTGATTGTACTTGTAAACCATCTTTTATTTTAAAATAATATTTTGAGTTTGGTTGATAATTTGGATGTCCAGTTGATGGTACGGTTTGATAAATTGTTAAATTGGTTACAGCGGGTGTAGTCAATTTTGGTTTATATCCCATTGATTGTGCTAATGCCATAACATTTTTCTTCTCCGTTGCATGTAAAAGTAAAGATTCTTTTAATTGAATATCTTGATAAAAAGTTAGAACATCTCCTACAAATGCAGCCATATCTAAAAATACACCACCTGGCGAAGCTTCACTAAAATCTGAAAATGTGTTTGGAAAATATGTTTTTGAATAATTGACTAAATTTTCTCTCAATGACGCAAAATCTTTTCCGACATAATTAATATCTCTATTGTTATTTTTCCAATTTTTATCTATTGGTTTTAGTGCCATTTATTATTATTTTATACTTATAGTTATTTTATCTGATAAGCTTTCGTTTGATTTCAATGAAAACTTTATATCTAAATTTATTTTATGTTTATCAATATCTTCATCATTGTAATCAAAAATAATTTCATCAATATTGATATAAGGCATCCAATTATCCACTGCTCTTAATATAGTTGTTTCTATTTGATTATCTATTTCTCCGACAATAATGGGTTCAAATAGCAAAGACCACACATCACAACCAAACGTAGGATACATAATTCTTTCTCCTTTTTTTGTCATAATTAAGTTTTTTAAGTTATCTTTTGCTTGAGATAAAGTAGTCAAATTGACAGAAAATATTCCATTAGAATTAGAACTTCTATCAATTCCAATTCCTATTACTTTGTAATCATTTACTTGTAAATCTTGTACATTAACTTTACCTAATTCAATTGCCATTTTACCTAAATCCTTTTTGTTTTTCTTGTTTTATAAATACTTTTGTTAATTGTGTATAATCTTTATTTAATGCCTTTTGAATTGCATCTAATCCAGCATTACCAGTTGAGGGTAATTGTTGTGGAGTAGATTGTTCTCTGTAATCCATAGTTTCCCAACCATCTTCCTCATATCTTTCGGGCTGCATCATATCTAACACAGAACTTTCGTTCATCATACCACCCTCTGCTCTTTCTGCTGCCGTAAATGGTGTTGTATTATTTAAAACCTCATTTAACATTTTATTGTTAGTAAAATTTTTTACAGGTCTATTGATTGCTGCTTGTGTGTTTTTTACAAGTCTTTTCTTAGTTTCTGTCATCTCCATTAAAGATGTTCCCTTTTTTTCTTTGTTTAATGTAACTGCTCCGGATTTAATCAGTTTTGCCAATTCTTCTTTTACTTGTTGTTTTACTTCGTTTTTGACAACTTCTTTGATTAATCCGACTAATAATTTCGAATCCATAATAATTGTTTTTAATAAATATTGAAAGTTAAAATTTAATTAGGGTACTATATAACCAACCCACGGAATAACACCTGGCGCAGGTGGTGCCGGTGGTGGATATTGTGCTAATACTATATAAAGACCACTAACTGTTGATAAATGAATTTTTGCAGCCGTTATAAATGCATCTAAAAATATAGATGAATTATTACTTGGGGGAACAGGTATTGGTGTCCAACTACCAGGATTTAAAACTAATCCTTGAGTAAGTGCTATACTTTTGATAGCACCAGGCGGTGGGATAATGGGTGGTATTGGCATTAATAAACCGCCTGTCCAATATGAAATTATTGCCGGGCCTATTACATCTAATAGTGTTGTGGAATTTGATTTTTGGGTTTGAGACAAGAATAAAATTAGCTGGGCCTCCATTGCTGATGTGTTTCCTTTCATTAATGGAATAGGACTTATTGTTTCTTTTCCTGATTTTATAGCCGTATCATATGCTAAAGTAAATGTTTTTGCAAACCCGGCCATATTGTTTCCAAATGCGTGTGATTGCATCGCTGGCAGTAAGGTTGATTTGAAAATACTCCATGACATTAGTTCTTACTTAAAAAGTTTTTAGCTGCTAATATATTTTTTAATTTAGATTTGATTTGATTAAAAGTTGCTATATTTGTAGGCCCTGTCGCAGATGGACCGGCTGGAGTTAAGTAAATTTGTTTTGTAATTGCATCTATTAAATCTTCTAATACTTTTACCAATTCACCACCCAGTACCATTTTTTGTACAGCTGCACCGGCATCACCCTCCCCTTTATCTTTTCCCAAAAATATTTTACCGTTATCTGAATTTAAAAAAATTTTATTAGACCCCTCTGAATGAATTGTTATATTTTTCTTATTATGAAAGTATATTTCTTTTTCTGCATCGATTGAAAAATTACCATCAGTTATAACGCCGGTATTTCCTTTACCATATACAATAAACTCTTTAGCTTTTGCTGATAATATAACTCTATCAGAATTTAACCAAAATTGGTCACCCTTAAAATCATCGGAAGATGGATATTCTTTAAAACCTACTTTTGTTTTTTTAATTGTTTCTTTAAATGGTACTTTTACTTTACCTGATGTTAAATAAATCGATGTACCATCTTTATTTATATCTTCTTCTATTAGTTCACCAATTTTTTTATCATCTAATTCTGGATTTTGTTTATTACGAATGAATATAGATGGTGATGATGTTTTATCATCTTCTGTTAGGAAAAATTCTGAAAAACGAATTGTATTTCCAACTCTACCTTGAATTATTGTATCTCCCTCTTTTGGTTTAAGAAATTTTATTTTTTCGTTTACTTTATATTTTTTTGTTTCTGATTTCTTTGCAGTTGGTGGAGTATTTGTTGTACCTGTTTGTTTTGTTTCTTTATAATCTTTTGATGCTGATTTTGTATTTGATTCCTCTGGTTTTTTTTCTTTTGAGGTTTCTGATGTTTTGTAATCTTCTCTATAATTTGGGTATAAAGTAGTCGAATATGGTAACCAAAAATGTTCATTTTCTATTTCTAAGATAATTACGGTTTCTCCTTCTATTGGATATGTAAAATTATTTTTATCAAAAGGAAAGGCATACGCTTCTACTATAATTGGTGTTTCTCTTGCATATGTTATTGCCCCTAAAAATCTGGCATCTTTATCTGCAAAATTTTTATTATCATTGTATTTTAACAAAAAATCATCTTTCTTTTCTGTATCGAAAAAATCATCTACTTTAAAATATACTTTTGTTACTGTTGCTAAAAATGAATTCATCATCTAATTTTTTTTGTGATTTCTTCTATTTCTATTTCTAAATCAGAAATTTTTTCTCTATTTTTTGCATCAACTTCATCGACCGCTTCTTCTAATTGAGAAAATAATTGTGCTTTTTCATTTTCACTCAACCAACCATCCTCACCTATACCCTTTGCTTCGGCTGCAGCTAATCTCTGTGCAATAGTTGCCATTTTGATTAGGTGTTCATCATTCTTTACCGACACCTCTATAAGGTCTTTTATGATTGGTGCAATTACAGTTGCTTCACCAACATTCTTAATTAACTTCCTTAATGATTCAATCAAATCGGAAATATTTTTCTTTTTATTTTGTTGGTTTTCGTATATATCTCTAAACAATGATGATAAATTTTTACCATCAAATAATTGAAACTCTGAACTCATAATATTCCATTCTTTACTATATAATTATAAAGTTCTTCAGTAATTTGTTTATATCCCAATTCATTAGGATGTTTTGCAGGATTATTTATTTCTTCAAAACAATATAAATTTGAATTAAATTCTAAATGGTCTCTCATTGTTTTATTCATAAATTCCCAATAAAAAAGTTTGTTAATGTGTTGAGTCAAATCATCTTTTGGTTTTAGATTTTCAACCATTTTATCAAAAGCATCCGCCATTAAGTATTTGATTTTGTAATGTTCAAATAATTTTTGTAAAAAAATAATATAATTTTGATTTACAATGTTATAATAATTTTGACTAAATAAATTATTAAGAAAAAAAGATTTATATTCTGATAAAAACAAATCATAATTTGTATTATTGCTTTTATAGGAATTAATAAATTTTTCAGGTAAATTTATTAAGTGCTTTACAGACCAACTTACCCATTGTTGTCTAGGTAAAAACGCAGCATAATCTCTTAAAGATGAACTCCATAAAACTATTACTAAATCACCTTCTTTGATTCTACAATTTGTAATATCATCAATTATTTGATTGAATATAACAGCATTTGGATTACCACTTTTACCATTATTAATCCATTTTAAACCCAATTTATCCGATAATAGTTTTACCCATGAATATTGATTTCTGAATAAAATTAAATCTTGGTTTTTTAAAGTTGATTCGATTTTAAAATTACAACCCTCTCCCTCAGTCCAACTATCTCCATATCCATGTAATATCATTACTTATAAATTATAAAATTATTAATAACCAATATATCCATATCACAATTAAGAAATGTCCAAATCGCTTTTTGAGGGTCATTTGTCATTGTGTGGTCTTTAAGATTAAAAGATGTATTTAATAAAATTGGTGTTCCTGTAAGTTTTTCAAATTCTTTTAGCAAGCTATAATAAAGTGGATTTTGTTCTTTCGTTACTGTTTGTATTCTTGCGCTATTATCAACGTGTGTTACTGATGGTATGGGTGTTTTGGAAATAACCTCAACAACCTGATTCATATAGGGAACATCTTCCTCTGATTTAAAATATTTTGGGTAGTCTTCGTGAGTTACGGATGGGGCAAATGGTCGGAACATCTCTCTCTTTTTTACAACCTTATTTATTTTATATATAATAT